CGCAACAAACTTAAGAAATACACCAACAACTACCACAATGAACGCCGTGCCCGTAAGGCCGCACAGCGTGAACGTGAAGAGGCGGAAGCCTTTGCCAAGAGTGTCTATGAGGAAAACAAACGCCTTAAAGACCAATTGGAGTCCGGCAGTAAAGTCTTTATTGAGCAAAACAAATCCACCGCAGAAATGCAGTTGGAAAACGCCAAGAAGAAGTTACAAAAGGCTTTTGAAGACGGTGACGCCGATGCTTTTGCAGAAGCGCAGGTAGAGGTAACCAAGGCATCCCTCAGGCTAGACAAGGCCGAGACCATGACGCCTATTGTTTCTCAGCCCTCAGAGCCGCCGCGCCAACAGTCCAATACAAACCCACGCACTAAACAATGGGTTGAAAACAACTCAGAATGGTTTGGAGTGGACGAAGAAATGACTATGGCTGCAATGGGACTTGACAAAAAGTTACAAAAGCAGTATGGTTCTGACTACATTGGTTCCGAAGATTATTTCAAAACAATCGATAAGACCATTCGCAAACGCTTCCCAGAACATTTTGGGATAGCCGAGGAAGACGAACCTCCCAAAAAGGCGTCACAAATGGCAGAAGAGTCTCCATCTCCGCGCCGCATGAGTTCTATAGTTGCTCCCGCAACCCGTAGCACTCCCCCTTCCCGTATCAAACTGGAACCACGTCAGGTATCTCTGGCGAGAAAACTTGGGGTGACTCCAGAAGAATACGCAAGACATGTATCACTCATTGAAAGGAACGCATGATGACCGAAGCTCAAACACGCAAACCACGCGAAGCTGGTAGTCGTACACAACAAATGCGCCGTCCTGAGCGATGGAGTCGCCCGGAAGGTTTGCCTAACCCTGATGACCGCCCCGGATGGAAACATCGTTGGGTGCGTGTAAGCATGATGGGTTCCGCAGACGCCAAAAATATTTCTTCTAGTTTCCGTGAAGGTTATGAGCCTTGCAAGGCAGAAGAATATCCGGAGATGATGATGCACGCCGTAGAAGATGGACGCTTTCAGGGCAACATTGAAGTCGGCGGACTGTTGTTATGCCGCATTCCTACAGAGTTCTTGGGTCAACGTGCTGAGTACTACGAAGCACAGAACAAGGCAAATATGGAATCAGTAGACAACAGTTTTATGAAAGACAGTCATCCAAACATGAAAAAGTTCTCTGAAAAGACAACTAAAGTGTCGTTTGGTTCTGGTTATTAATTCTTTTTAAGGAGTCTTAGATGGCTTATCCCGTTGTTAACGCCCCTTACGGGCTAAAACCGATCAACCTGATCGGTGGACAAGTATTCGCAGGTTCTACCCGTGAATATGCGATCCCTTACGGATATGCGACTAACATTTTCTATGGTGATATCGTTGGATTGACCCGTGGTAATGTGCAGCGCTTATCTGTGTCTACTGGTACTCTTGGTACTGTTACAGGTGTTTTCTTGGGCTGTTCTTATACAAACCCAACCACCAAACAAAAGCAATTTGCTCAATACTGGCCTGCTTCAACGCTAGCTGGTGACGCAGTTGCTATCGTTTGTGATGACCCTGACACGGTGTTCAAGGCTGTTGTTTGTTCTGCTACTACTGTTGTTGCTTCTGGCGCTCGCGCCATGATCGGTCAAAACTTGGCTATGATCAACAACACAGGTAACGTAAACACTGGCGACTCCGCTAACGCTTTGTTGGCTCCTAGTGATACACCCGCTACTACCGATGCGCTCCCAGTGCGTGTTTTGGGCTTAGTGCCTGACACCGTTGTGACTTTGGGTTCTGCTACCTACACTAGCATCTCTACCGCTACTGTTACCTGCTCTGCATTGCCTTTCGCATTGCCTGTCGGTACAGACGTTGGTTCACTTGCTGCTAATGGTCAGTACATCCCCTCGGGTTCGTTTGTTGACACAGCAGCCTCTGCTGGTGCAACTTCGTTCATCTTGAACCAAGCCCCTATTACAGCTTTTGCTGCTAGTTCTACGCTTGTGTTTGCACAGTACCCAGAGTTGCTGGTTAAGTTGAACTTCGGTCAACACCAGTATTACGCTGCCACTAGCATTGCTTAAGGAGTAATTTAAAATGGCTATTTCACGCGCACAACTACTTAAAGAACTCCTTCCCGGCTTGAACGCATTGTTCGGTCTAGAGTACGCCCGTTATGGTGAGGAACATAAAGAGATTTATGAAACCGAATCCTCAGAGCGTTCTTTTGAGGAAGAGACCAAGCTGTCTGGCTTCTCTGCCGCACCAGTCAAAAACGAAGGCGCTGCCATCGCTTATGACAATGCACAAGAGGCATGGACTACTCGCTATAACCATGAGACCATTGCTTTGGGTTTCTCAATCACTGAAGAAGCGATTGAAGATAACTTGTACGACAGCTTGTCTGCTCGTTACACCAAAGGTTTGGCCCGTGCTATGGCTTACACCAAGCAAGTCAAGGCTGCTTCAGTTTTGAACAATGGCTTCTCTGCCCTCTATGTGGGTGGCGATGGTCAACCTTTGTTCTCTGCTAATCATCCCTTGGTTGCCGGCGGTGTCAACAGTAACACTCCTGCTACGCAGACTGACCTTAACGAGACTTCTTTGGAAGCCGCCGTTATTCAAATCGCTGCTTGGACAGACGAGCGTGGTCTCTTGATCGCTGCAAAGCCCAAGAAGTTGATCATCCCACCAGCACTCCAGTTCGTTGCTACTCGTTTGCTAGAGACCAAACTCCGCGTTGGTACTAACAACAACGACATCAACGCAATTGAGAACAATGGTTCTATCCCTGAAGGTTGGTCTATCAACCACTTCTTGACAGACACCAGTGCTTGGTTCTTGACAACTGACGTGCCTAACGGTTTGAAGCACTTTGTTCGTACACCGCTGCAAAACAGCATGGACGGCGACTTTGATACCGGCAACGTGCGTTACAAGTCACGCGAGCGTTATTCGTTCGGCTGGTCTGATCCATTAGGCGTATTCGGCTCTTCTGGTTCATACTAAAAAAAAGGGGGTCACAAGCCCCCTTTTTGTTGTGTTTAAACGCAATATAGGTTATATTAAAAACATCTGGGTGATTCGCCTTACCACCACTGCCCCAGCAGACGATGCAACGATCGGTAAGGTACTTTTGCATAAGGACTTTTTGTCATGGCACGTTCCACATTTGAAGGCCCAGTTCTATCTGGCACGCAGCGCTTTGGCGCATTCCGTAACGTAGGCTATACCAGCCTCGTTCAATCAGCGACTCTAAACATCGCTAACACCACAGCAAACACTGCTGGCTTTGGTGGCTCTTCTGGTCAGTTTGTTGATTCAAACAATATTCCTAACGGCCTAACAACCGTTTACACACCCAGCACTTCTACTACATACACTGCAACCAGCATCCCTGCTGACTCTGCTACTGTGTACCGTGGTTTTGTGGCATACCTCCCAGCAGGTAGCCGCATCAATGACATTCTTATTGACGTTGGTGTTATCACCACCTTTACTAGCGGTACTTTGACTTCCATCCAAGTGTTGGTAAGCAATGACTACACTGCCGCCGCCGGCACTGCAACCTACGCACAAACCGCCGTATTGACTTCCCCTGCTGTGGGACGTCAGTCATTGGCTGCGTTCACTGCAACTCAGTTGGCTAACCAACAATCTACTTCTACCGACATCATCCAGACAAATGGCGAACCACCTTTGTCTCAAGTGGTGTTTACAGTAGCGTCAATTAACAGCACCAACGTGGCGATCACAGGTGGTACTTACTACTTCACAATCCGCTACACACAGCCTGATGGCAACATCGGTACGGCTACAACTTACCCATACGGTAACTTTGACTAATCAGTCCTAGGGGCTTTGGCCCCTTGTTTTTAAACAAGGAGATTGATTATGTCAATGCAAACCGACGTTAGTACCGCATATTTAACTTCGTCTGGGGTTATTTTTGCGTCTCGTACTAGAGTGCGCCAACTTACCATCATCCCTAATGGAACTGCTGGTTCAGTCATTCTTTATGACAATGCAACCACTAACTCTGGTAATGTACTTTGGCGTGTAACCACTGGCACAAACACCGCTCCTATTGTTGTTATGCTCCCCGGTGAAGGGGTGCTGGCATCTAACGGCGTGTATGCTGCTTTAAGTAACATGACATCTGTAACGGTGTGTTATGGCTAAGTCCCCCGCATGGCAACGCAAAGAAGGCAAATCCGAGAAGGGCGGCTTGAACGCCAAGGGCCGAGCCTCTGCGAAGAGAGAAGGAATGAACTTGAAACCGCCGCAACCCGAAGGCGGCTCAAGGCGCGACTCTTTCTGCGCCCGCATGAGTGGGATGAAAAAGAAATTGACATCCGCAAAAACAGCGAACGACCCGAACTCTAGGATTAACAAGAGTCTTAGGGCATGGAACTGCGCAGACGGCGGCTATGTGAACTCCGCAGATGGCGTAGCCCAAAAGGGTAAGACTAAAGGGAGGTTCTGCTAATGGAAGCAAGCCTTATTTGGTCGGCAGTTTTATCCGTCGTAATGGGCGGATTTGGTCTATTCATTAGAGAAAAACTCAACCAAGTCAAAGATGTAGGCGAGGACATTAAACGTGTCGAACGCCTATTAAATATTACACGCGAGGAGGTAGCACGTGATTACGTTACTCAAGCAGAAATTCAGCGTATTACTGACCATATTGACCAACGCTTCAATCGCCTTGAAGCAAAGATTGACCAGCTTATTCAAGCGGGGCGATGATGCCAAGTAAGAGTAAAGAGCAACACAATCTTATGGCGATGGTCGCCAATGATCCTGCCGCCTCAAAACGGCTCGGTATCCCTCAATCTGTTGGAAAGGAATTCACTGCCGCAGATAAGGGGAAAAAGTTCAGTACGGGAACCCGCGCTGATTCACAAGTAGCAAACCAGCCAAAAACCAATCATGGTAAGAAGGCACTGTTTAAACAAGGTGGTCAAATGAAAGAATCTAAAGCAATGGTTAAGAAGGAAGTCTCCTTTATGAAAGCCAAGGGCGCTCCCAAATCCATGATTAAGCATGAAGCTGCCGAAATGGGCATGAAAAAAGGCGGAATGAAAAAGATGGCTACTGGTGGTATGACCAGTATGGGAAAGGTTAAAACCGCAGCCCCAAGCCGTGATGGTGTAGCCGCCAAGGGTAAAACCAAAGGCACGCAGATTACTATGCCCGGTAACAAAGGCATGAAGTCTGGCGGTATGGCTAAAAAATATTGCTAAGGAGAGCACTATGCGTGGAAAAGATTTAGCGGGATTAGCCGCTCTTGGAACCCTTGGCTACATGTTAGCCAACAAGAAAAAGGATGCTGACGTAGACACCAGTAAGATTTCAGACATGGATTTGACTGGCGGAGCAAGATCGCCAGCCATGCCAATGGGTGACATGAAAGATACTGAGTTTGGAGACTTGGCTGGCGCTCAAGATGCGGCTCAAAGCCGCGCAGTGATGGACCAGTTTAACGCCAATGAGCGGTTAAGAACTCCTAGCAAAAGCAGCCTAAAAACTGTAAAAAATGCAGTTAGAAGCGGTGCTATGGATACAGCAGGCTTTGAGGGTATTGGATCATCTACGTCCAAAAAGGGCGGATTTGATAACGGTATTGCTAGAGAAGCCGAAAGAATGCAAAACCTTCGTAGTGAGTTTGGCAAGAAGCGCTCATCTACTGATGACAGCCCGTCTTTCCAAGACCGCATGGCAAGAGAGTATCTTGACAAGAAGAAGGCTGGTGACAGACAGGCTGCAATGGAGCGTGGCAACCTAAAAGGTGGCGGAAAAGTTATCAAGATGGCTAAGGGTGGCATGACTCGTTCATCTGCATCTAGCCGTGGTGACGGTATTGCTACCAAAGGTCGCACTAAAGGACGCATCCTATGATGTCAAGTCGGGGTATGGGGGATATCAATCCTTCCAAGATGCCAACGGGAACTAAAAAAGCCCGCAGGGATAACACCGACTTCACACAGTACGCCGAGGGCGGGAAAGTTAACGCCGCTGGCAACTACACTAAGCCAAGTCTGCGTAAGCGGATTGTGTCTCAGGTAAAGGCCGCAGCAACGCAGGGTACAGGTGCAGGACAGTGGTCAGCACGTAAGGCCCAACTTGTAGCCAAGAAGTACAAGGCGGCAGGTGGGGGGTACAAAGATTGAAAGCGCCACAGCAATCCCTAAAAGACTGGGGCGACCAGAAATGGCGTACCAAGTCAGGGAAACCTTCTTCCAAAACGGGGGAGCGGTATTTGCCAGAGGCGGCGATTAAGTCTTTAAGCGCGGCGGAGTATGCGGCAACCACCCGTGCAAAGCGTGCGGGTAAGGCCAAAGGCAAACAGTTTGTGGCTCAACCCAAAGTGATAGCAAAGAAAACAGCAGGCTTTAGATAATGGCAAACACTTCCGGTTTAACAGCGTTTAACCTTGACCTCACTGAGTTGGTTGAGGAAGCGTTTGAACGCGCCGGCAGTGAACTACGCACTGGCTATGACCTGCGCACCGCCAGACGTAGTTTAAACATCATGTTTGCTGACTGGGCAAACCGTGGGATTAACCTGTGGACAATTGAACAGGGAAGCATCAACCTAGTCCAAGGACAAAACACCTACGCACTGCCTAATGACACAATTGACCTGCTGGAGCACGTCATACGCACTGGCGGTAATGAGGCAGCAACGCAGGCAGACCTGACAATCACAAGGATCAGTGTTAGTACCTACGCAACCATTCCCAACAAGATTCAACAGGCTAGACCCATCCAGATTTGGATTCAGCGTTATAACGGGCAGACTACCCCAGTCGCTTGTACGTTAACAACCACAATCACAAGTACATCCACAACCATTGTGGTAAACGATGTTACGGGTTTACCCGCAGCAGGATTCATTAAGATTGATAACGAGATTATCAATTACGGGTACATCACCCAAAACACAAACGCTGTATCAGGAACGCTATACAACTGCTTCCGTGGTCAGCAAAACACCATAGCCGCTGCGCACACTGCCGCAGCAACCGTTTATTGGCAGCAAGTGCCAGCCGTGACGGTTTGGCCTACACCTGATAACGCACAGCAATATACGTTGTATTACTGGCGTCTGCGTAGAACGCAGGATGCAGGCGGTGGCGTAAACATTATGGACGTTCCTTTCCGTTTTATACCGTGTATGGCGGCAGGATTGTCTTATTACATTGCTGGCAAAGTGCCAACCGGAATGGAGCGCCTTCCCGTTCTAAAGCAGCAGTATGACGAGGCATGGGAACTAGCCGCATATGAAGATCATGAGAAGGCAGCATTACGGTTAGTGCCTAGACAAACCTACATTGGGAGGTAGGTGTGGCTAAGGTTAAAAAATATTCAGGTGACGAAGAATCTTTAGTCCGCCCTTTTACAGGGAAAATGAGAGAAGGGACAAAAGAGGGAAGCTCGGCTGGACTTCGCGCTGAAAAAGATGGGTTTGCTCTAGAGACAATGCTTGGGAAAATGGAAGACGAGGATACAAAAGGGACTAAAAAGGAAAACTATTCCCCGTACCAAACTAGAGCTTCATACAGAAAACAACTTGGAGAAGGTTCAGTTTCTGCCGGTGTTTCCCGTTCTAACACAGACCCGCACACGCATGTTAGGGAGTTGTCTGGAGATATACCGGTTGGCAAAGGAAGACTGTTTGGTGGTGTAAACGAAGTTGTTAGCCACGGAGAGAAAGTTGGCAAAGGTCACAACATTGGATATAGCACTAAACTTGGAGAAGGTCGTTTAAACGCATCTTTTGGTAAAAGTGGTGACAATAAAATGGGTAACCTAAGCTATCAACTGCCGTTTAAACAGGGTGGAAAAGTGACAGCATCTACACGCGCAGACGGGATTGCCCAGCGCGGAAGGACAAAGGGTAGGGTTATCTAATGGGTAATCGGTTTGCTTCTGGCAAGAATGCGATTGCTGAATGTGACCGCTGTGGGTTTCGGTTTAAGTTGACGATACTGAAGACGGAGATCATCAAGTTAAAAAAATACGACTTGTTGGTGTGCACTCAGTGTTGGGACCCAGACCATCCCCAGTTGCAGTTGGGCATGTTCCCTGTGGATGATCCTCAGGCTTTGCGTAATCCGCGACCAGATCGCAGTTACGTGGTGTCAGGGACAAGTGGTTTGCAGACTAATGTTAACGGTGGCACAACGCAAAGTGGCACTGGAACAAACGAAGGCGGCAGCAGAATCTTCCAATGGGGCTGGAATCCTGTTGGTGGGGCAAGTAGTTTTGATGCATCTTTAACGCCAAATAACTTGGCCTTATCGGTGCAATTGGGTACAGTAACGGTTAGCGTAACTTAGGAGCTAAAAATGGATAAAGAAGACTTAAAGCAGGATAAGAAATTGATTGGTTCAATGATCAATAAGCATGAGAAAAAAATGCATCAAGGCATGAAGCCAACCAAATACGGCAAGGGTGGCGTAGCAGGTGTGTCTGGCGAATCCATGAAAGCTGTAGGTCGCAACATGGCACGTGCAAACAATCAAAGAGGTCGTTAATATGGCTAAATTTAGTATGAAACAAGGTGGCAAAGAAGTTGGCCCAGCCAGCGTCTATGCTAAACCACACACCATGTCTGGCAAAGCCTCAGGCTCAGACATTGGCTACAAGACAGACCCTAACAACATGTCTGCTCAAGAGTCTACCCCCGGTGGTATGCCCGCTCGCCGTGTAAGCGCTGGCAATCCAGCAAACACTAACATCAAGACTACCGGCATCAAGATGCGCGGTACTGGCGCAGCAACTAAAGGCGTGATGTCACGCGGACCGATGGCATGACCTACACAGAGTTAATAACAGCGATTCAGACGTATACAGAGAATACGTTTCCGTCTACCACTTTGGCGGACAGCACAGTTGTGTCTTCAACAACCCAACTGAATCGCTTTATTACTCAGGCTGAACAGCGTATATACAACTCTGT